TGAGCATCCTTATGCTCCTTCAATTCGGGCCAATTATGTCGATTCTCGTTCAGAATTCGGTACTTTTGGCACATTGATTGAAAAGGGACTTTTAATAGATGTTGATACACCGTCACATGTGTATTCAAACGCTCTAGTAGAAGCCGAAGAATCGAGAGTGCACTCGGAAGTTCCCGATTATCGCCTTAATCCTCGGTTAAAGGTTGGCGTTAATAAGCTTTATGTTTCATGTTATAGAGCTTGTCGGGAGCTTGCCAAGGACGAAGTTGCAGACGTCAAACTTGTTGGTCTTGCGGAAGCCCTTAAGGTCCGCACAATAAGTAAGGGTCCGCCTTTAACTTACTTCGTCTTGAAGCCTGTCCAGAAATTCCTTCATAATCGTATGCGTAAATTTTCTATTTTCATGTCCCTTGATAAGGGAACTGTTAATGAAAATGACGTTACGAGAATGTTCTGTCACTCTTCTGGGGAATTTGTTTCCCTAGATTATAAGAGTGCTACAGATCTTCTCGACCCGGAATATTCACGCGTGATTATGAATGAAATTTGTGACTCTGTGGATATGCCCTCAGATATTCGTGAGCTTTGTATAAAAGCCCTTACCGGTCATATGATCGAGGGGGTTCCTCAGAAATGGGGTCAGCTTATGGGTTCTATTGTATCATTTATTGTTCTATGTGTTGCGAATGCCGCAATTGTTCGTGCCTGTTTGGAGATTTCGGATAAATCTATTTATCCTATTTCTCTAAAGAATTGTCCGGGTATTGCTGAACAGTGTCCTATCCTCATTAATGGGGATGACGGTCTTGTTCGCTCCTCCGGTCCATTCTATGCAATATGGAAGTCCGTTGCGGCGTCTGTCGGTCTTGTTCCTTCAATAGGAAAGACCTATACACATACGGAGTACTGTAATATAAATAGTACTTCGTTCCTTTTCCGAGATAATAAAGCTAAACTAATTCCCGATGTTAATATGGGATTAGTGCTCGGTCTAGGTAGATCATCAGCTTTAAGCTCAAAAGACATTTTCTCTCCTGACTCTGGTCTCACCATTGGTGCTAGACATCGTGACTTGATTAAATCTTGTCCTTATGAGTTAAGATTGAGGGTTCATGAGCTTTTTCTGAAGCGCAATAGTGAAGTTTTAACTTCTCTGAGGTCTATTCCTTGGTACGTTCCTGAATCGTTGGGAGGAGTTGGGTTGGCACCCATATATGAGATGAAAGGAGATTCTGTAGATGAGGCTTATCTAGTCTTTTCTACCCTCCCTTCAGGGCATGTATGTGGCCCTTCCGACACTGATCTCTCCTTGGTTCGTGATTTATTATCACGCCGAGAAAGAGGCCTCACTGTTGGAAAAGTTCCCACTAATCAGCCGATTCAGGCTCGACCAGTCTGGTCTTCAGTTGTTCGTAGTTTCTATGGGCAATTTGGCAAGGTGGTGTTGGATGACAGGACGGAAACGTTTCTGGATTTGTCAACATATTTAACATCTCCGAGTGCCGTTACCGCGAAGTTTGATGCCTCCCATCGCTTGGAGGTTCTTCGTCGTAATGAGAGAGTATGGAG